ATGGTCAGGGCTGATTATACGTATAAAAACTCAAAACAAGAAAATCTAAAAAGGAATATGACAATGCAAACAATACATGGAAACGGTTCGCATTCTAAAAAGTCTTCTCACCGCCTGGCAGGTATCTCAAGTATGGTAGGGACGACTATTGAATGGTATGACTTTTTTATTTATGGTGCTGCTGCTGCACTCATTTTTAATAAATTATTTTTTCCAAACCTTGATCCGCTCACCGGTGTACTCGCAGCTTTTGCAACCTACGCTGTTGGATTTATTGGTCGACCATTAGGCGGTATTGTATTTGGCCATTTTGGTGACAGGGTAGGCCGAAAATCCATGTTATTAGTGACTTTAATGTTAATGGGTATCCCGACAGTCATGATCGGACTGTTACCTACATTTGAGTCGATCGGTTACTGGGCTACGGTTTGTCTGATTATTTTAAGATTTATTCAGGGTATGGCGATGGGCGGCGAATGGGGCGGGGCAGTTCTCATGGCTGTTGAACATGCTCCAGAAGGTGGAAAGGGTTTTTGGGGAAGTTTACCACAGGCCAGTACTGGAGGCGGTTTAATGCTGGCTTCGGTGGCTTTGGGTCTAGTGTCTTTACTACCCGAGGAAGCATTGTTTAGCTGGGGCTGGCGCTTACCATTTTTAGCCAGTATAGTGCTGTTGGCGGTAGGTTGGTATATCCGGGTGAAAGTTCCTGAGTCGCCAGACTTTGAAAAAATTAAAGAAAAAGCGAAAGAAGTTAAAGTTCCTGCATTACAGGTGTTTAAAAATCATCCAAAACAGTTAATTACAATTATTCTATCACGCGCTGCTGAAAATGCCTGGTTCTACTTGGCTTCCACCTTTGCTTTAGCCTATACCACCACGCAGTTAAATATTCCTAGACAAGATATTCTATTTGCAACAATTTGTGGCGCTGCTGTCATTATGGTAATGACTCCATTATGCGGACATTTATCCGATAAAGTCGGCCAGCGTAATATGTTCAGATTTGGTCTTTGTATGCTTGCACTATATAGCTATCCATTCTTTGCAATGTTAAATACAAAAGATCCTGTTTTAGTATGGACAGCAATCGTATTGGCAATTGGTGTAATTTTTCCAATTATGTATGCACCGCAGTCACAATTATTTGCTCGCCAATTTCCTGCTGAAATTCGCTATAGCGGTATTTCAATTTCGGTACAATTTGCAGGTGTGTTAGGTGGCGGTTTGGCGCCATTAATTGCTACAAAGCTATTGAGTATTGGTGAAGGAAGTCCGCACTTAATTATTATGTATATTATAAGCTTTGCAGTATTGGCAATTATTGCTTCTTCATTCTTAAAGCCTGACCAGAAGCTCAAGCCTACAGAAACGTTTACACAGAAAGAAATTAAAACTTTATAGAGCTTTCTAAAAGCTTTTAACAAGTTTTACTGAAGCTGGATTTTTGAATACCGTTATACAAAGTGTATGGCGGTATTTTTATAGAATTTAACTTTACCACAGCATTTCGCATAATGTAGTCCAGATTATGTTACATAGCCGATTTGCAACTATCTCCAGAGCAAATCGGCGTGATTTAACATTAATCTGCATTATGCGAAATCGACAATGCCGACGCACGCGAGGAGCTTCGACGAGTGTAAGGAGGCATGGGAGAGGATAGGGCACACTGCTATCTAATAGTGTGCCTGACTGCGGAAAGTTTTTTGCAATTTGCCCTATGAGCTATATATAACGGAGCTTTTAGAGTTATTGATAATGTTTCGCATTTATAGCTATTTTTGTGCATTTAATCATCAATTTTTAAATTTCCGTTCTCTGTAATATTAACTTTATTGATTGTCATCTCTAATATTTTATGAACTATTTCACTTTCTGATTTCAATGGTTTAAAGCCTTTCATAATTAATTTTTTATTTATTAGATTAAATCTTTCTTCTAAAGCTTCTTGTTCCCAAGCATTCAATTTAACAGTCTGAGGCATTTTATTTACCAATCGTCAATACATACATTTGTATAAGCGTATACTTTTTTTTATTAATATGCTTGCTTATACCGGTATACCTGTTGTATTTTGTATCTGTTAGTATACCGGTATACCTAAGCTATGCTTGATTTCCTCCGTTTAGCGATTCCAATCATTCCTACGCACGTGCGTAGTCTTGATAATCACCATTGGTTTAATGGTGATATTCGCGACTATGGAATTCCTGCTGCTACTCGTCATGTCTCTAAAGATGACGATGGGTACACAACGACAGGGGAGTTGTATCACCCTTACGAATCGCTCCCAAGCGATTACACTGATATGGCTATGAAGTTTTATACAAATACAATGAACACTGTTCCGTATGTTGAAATCAAGGCTTCTCCTCTTAAGCTCTTGCAGGGTCATAACGTTTATGGCTTTGAGTCTATAGAACTTGGTTCTGATCAAATGCTCGGAATGTTATTTGAAGCTTTTCCTCAATTACTTCCAATTCTTGATTTAGAGAATATTCAAGTTCTTTGTGTTGATACTACTTATCTTGTTCGTTTACCTCATCAATCAATGGTTCAGCCTACTTTAGATTACATGGCTAATCTAGCTGCTGGTCATCGTAAAGCTCGTCAAATTAAATATGAGAACTTCATTTCATGGGGCAATGATGGTGCTTCTATACGTCCGAAGGCTTACGGTAAATTTGAAGAAGTTAAAGCCCAGTTATTTAAGATTCAAAAGAGAGCAGATAAGGGCTGTCAACGTTCTAAATCCTTAGTCTGCGCTATGCATAATGCTTTGCCTTTTGCTAATGCTGTCATTCGATTAGAAGCTCGTATTACTAAAACTTATATGTCTAAAAATGGCATACCTACTAATTTGCACCAGCTAATTAAGCTGCAACATCAAGAGCCAGAATTATTGCTACGCCTCTGGCACGTAGCTTTTGACCCGATATTAGATCGAATGAAGGGCAAATATATGAACTTTTCAAATGATGCTGAAATTCTTGAATTATTTAAGTCGAGATTAGTTACTTATACAAAGACAGGTAAGCCAAGTTATACAAGAGCTAATAACGCAATGAAGTTTTATTCATTGATACGACAGATCGGTTTGAAGGCTACTAAAGAGCTTTATAACGAGCGTACTTATTATGATGCTTTAAAGCATTTAGAAAATTGTGAAATATCAATGGGTCATTTACAAAATCTTGCCAAGAATCCTAACGGCAAAGTGATTCCGTTCGTACGCTTATTTGAATTAAAAATGGCTGATCAACAGCCGGCTGATTATCAAATACCAGTTTCATCATATAGCCCTAAACAACGTGGCTTATATCTAGTTGCCTGAGGAGGCTTTTACCATGCAAGTATCATTTAATAAACGAACTGTTTTTCCTTCCGTATATCGTGGTGAGAATAAAAAGACCGGTGAACCAACTTGTTATTTGTCTACGACAGTTCTTTCGCCAGTTAAATATAACTTAAAGCCAACTGCTGGGATGATGCCACTAGAGCAGATTCAAGCCATTTTAGAAGAATGTGCTGATAACGGCCAAGAAGTCGAAATTGAATTTACTGAGTCACAAACTAAGTTTGGCTCTGAAATGCAGATTTTCAGTGTTAAGCCGTTGCCGAAGAAACAGCCATGACAAAAAACGAACTTCAAGAGATTCATGAAATTGTTACTGGCTTAAATAAAGCCCAGGTACATATTCAATATATGTTAGCTAACCATCATGAGTCTTTTATAGATAAATCGTCTTTACGTGGTTTGCAAAATGATCTGCAAGTTCAGATCGACAAATTAAATAAGCTATGTAAAACAGATACTTAATATACACTATTTCGCATAATGTATAATATGTTAAAAATCAATAACTTACTGTAATAATTAATATGACACAGTTTATGTATAAGTGCAAGAAGTGTGGCAAACAGTTCAGCATACATGCTCAATACTGTGTCCATTTTTATAACTGTACTAAGAGAATTTAAGGAATGGCAAGCATCTGTGAAATTGTCGAAGAGAGCACAAATGCCTGCCTTAAATGGGTCGAATACAAGTCTGTAATCGACCAGTTAGCAATCACAAAGGATGATGCTCTCATTATCTTAACACCGATAGCGGGTATCTACGTCCTTTTGATTGGGTGGTCTTTCATTATGCTCATCTACCACCAGAGCAAATAAGGAAAATCCTCATGACTTACAAAAACGTAGAAGTAATTAAAGCTCCAGTTGCTCAAGTTAAAAAGACTTGGTTCCAACGTCATTGTCCTACCTTTGCCGCTGCTGGTGCTGCTGTAGGAACAATGGTAATTGCATCAAGTGCTAATGCTGCTGGTGTTGCTGATCTCTTTACTGAGATTTCAACAGAAATGGGCGGTGTTTCTTCTGGTGTGTTGTCAATTCTAACAATTCTCGCTGGTGTAGTTGCGTTGCTTTTGGGTTGGGCTTACGTCAAACGTGCAAAGTAATCAGTGCTCGAAATTCCCTGCTTCGGCAGGGTTTTTCATTTAAGGGGGGAGTATGGAAGAAGCATCTATTTTTTACTGGTTACTGGTCATTGTGCCTTGGATTGCATTACACGGGATATGGAGAGTGATTAAATGAAAAAGTTTCTTTCTGTCTTTTTTGCATTCACTCTTTATTTTAATTTAATTACACAAGCCAATGCTGCAAGTTTGGGCGGATGGTCTTTAGGTTCTCCAGTAGCTTCTGGCGCTTCGGCAATTGTCAATGGAACAAAAGAAATCATCTTAAATGGTGCTTCAAAAATTGCTAAAGGCACTGCAAAAATAACGCCCAATCCTACACAAGTTGCCAAAGTTCTTGCTCGCGGTGCAGCGGGTTATGCGCTTTCAGTTGCTGTCGAACAGTTGCTCGGAGCTGTCGACTGGGTTTTAGATCCTGCCCATAATCGCATTGTTTATTATGAAACAAACACTGATTCGCATTGTTCTGGTCCTTATTCTGCTGCTGGTGGTTTTTCTCGTGGTTCTTCTGCTTCTGCGATCTGTAATACTGCTAAAACAAGACTAGGTTATGAATCTGTCTCGACAGGTCCTTTAGATGAAAATTGTAATGCAACTTGTACTTTCAATAATGGCGATACTCTTACTGTCACAGGTGTTGTAGTCGGTGAAGTTGAAAAAGAAGAAAAATATTTGCCTCTTGATGTTGTTGCTCAAAAAGTAATTTCTAATGCTGCTGCCGGTGACGCATCAGCACAACAAGCGATTACTGCTGCTGCACAAGATGTAATTAATGAAGCAGAAAATGACAGTGCTAAAGCTGCTCCAATTATTCAGCAACTTGAAGCATCAAAAGCGATTGAAGCAGAAAACACTGCAACGGGTGAACAAACACAGAATCCTGATAAACCGAATGTCACAAACATAAAGCTAGAATTTCCAGCATTCTGCGGCTGGGCACCGCTCGTCTGTGAAGCTGCTCAAACTGTAATTTCATTCCCGATTACGCTCACGAGTTGGTGGAATACAGCGAATCAAAAAGCAGATTCATGGGCTAATTCAATTTCTCAGTCATGGGCAGAAGCCAAAGAATGGGCTACGTCTGAGAAAAATGAAGATACAGAACTAGATATACCTGATCAGGAACAACCAGATATAGACACAGATATAGCTTTCGGTGGCATGTGTCCTGATGATCGACAAGCTGAAATAAACATGGGTGTTGGTGTTATCAAGATGCCAATTTCATATGAGCCAATTTGTACAACAGTATCAACTGCAAAGCCTGTTCTTATCTTTGTTGGATTTTTTGTGGCTGCTTTAATTATTGGTGGAGTAAAAACAGAATGAGTTTATCTACTATTTTACAAAGTATTCAAAAGGGAACGTTAAAAAATATTCTCACTGGCGCTGGTCTTGCTCTTACTACTTCTTCAATTTCCTATGTCGCTTTTCAACAGGCTGTAAATGCTGTTCAACAGCAAGCGTATGGAATACCGGGTGACTTGATTGCAATCCTTCATTTAGCTGGATTTGATATTTTCTTTTCAACTGTACTTGCAGCAATTGTGACTAGACTTTCACTGAATGCTGGTAATTTGGCATTAAAGAAGATTTAAAATGATACGTTTAGATACTGGCACTCCAGGTGCAGGAAAAACTTTAATTAATGTTCGTGATATTGTTCAGTTAGAAAAAACTAATCAGAAAAATATCATTCTTAATCCCAAAATATATGAAACTAATTTAAAGGTTATCCAGGATAAAAAAATATCTGATGATTTTTTATATTGTGTTCGAAAAGTAGGCCAAGGTGTTGATCTAAAAGAACAGGTTTTTCATTTTGATAATACCTATTTTGATTTCTTAAAATCATCTGAACGTATAGAAGAATATTTTTCTCGCTCTATTTTTTATAATGAAATTATTGAACGAGTTAATAATGAACATAATCTAAAACTAAATAAAGTTCGTCCTGTTAGAACCATTTATACAAATATTGCTGGGCTTGAAATTGATACGATTCGACCGATTCCGGCTGATGCTGATTGGCGTAAATTACCTGACGGCTCATTTGTTGTTTATGATGAAATTCAGAATATTCCTGTATTTTCTTCTGAATCTCGCGCAGTTGATCCGATTGTTAAAGACTTAACAATACATCGTCATCGTGGCTTTGATATTGTCGGGATTACACAGTTTCCAGACCTTGTTCATAAGACCTTTCGTGCTGTTACTGGTCACCATAGACATCTAGTTAATTCTTTTGGTCTTAAGCGATCTACTCAATATGAATGGTCAACTGTAAAGATTGACCCTAACGCATTTAAAAATAAAGCTACTGCCGAAGTTAAATCGACTTTTGTATTCCCTAGTGATCTTTATAAATATTATCGTTCTTCAACTGCTCATACACATAAACGCCGATTGCCTTGGCGTTTCATCATGATTTTAACGTCTGTCTTAATTGCATGTATTGCTTTATTTACTTGTTCATTTTCAAAAGAAAATAACGTTGTTAGACAGATTGCTACAGGTACGCCACATCAAACTAAAACAACAGAAAAAACAGATGCTAAAAATACTGCTGTACAGGGTCAGAGTTCAACAGTCCAATCAAATCTTGATATTGAATGTCGTAAAGCTGCTAATGTTGAAAAACCTGAATGTGTCGCATGGTTTGAGAATCTTACAGTTAATCGTGGTTCAGTTACTGGAGCTAATCCACAGACAGTTCAAGTTTCATATAATCCCAACAAGCCATTTGATGATTCAGGCATTCAACCGAGTATTAACTATGAAGTTACGGCAAAACCTGTATTTGCGGGTTGTATGAAGAAAGGCAATAAATATGTTGCATACACTCAGCAGGGAACAATTCTGAATCATGTCTCCAGTAGCGACTGTAAAAGATTAATTGAAAACGGTGATAGACCTTTTAATTACTTTCAGCAGCCACAGCTACAAGCACAACAACAACCAATACAAGAAAAACTTACATCACTAGATGCAGAGTTTTTAGCTAAATATCAGCAAGCAAAAGCCGAGGGCTTAATATGAACTACTTAACACCATCTGACCTTCTTTCTGTTCAGCAACTATTTCAAAACTTACTTATCTTTTCACTGATAGTCGGAATGTTTATTTCAGCTATTATTTATTCTTTTTATTTGAAAATAGTTAGAGCTATTAACGTACCTAGTCGTATAAAAACCGAGACAGGTTATTTGTATCGTGCTCATAACGGTTTATATGTCACGAAAGAGAGAAAAAAAGAACTTCTTTTTGATCTTAAGCTAAAGAATAAACAGCGTTATATACGTTATCACACATATATTTTAGAACGTCTTGAGTCAGCGGATTGA